GGCCCGAGAGGAATTAACTCGGTTTGCTCTGTAATCAGAGTCCTTACTAATACACCCCGCCTCTCACGAGGGGCATACTTTCATTCACTAATCACAGCAGCACAAACTCACGGTGTCCGCTTGCGCGTCCAACGTTCCTGGGGATGTACTGCTATTTTGCGTAAGTTTAAACGCACGGATGTTGTCAATCATTCGACTGATTTGACTACCGTCGCCCGGAGGCAACGGCATTTCAGGAGAAGCCAACTCCCTCAAAACACCCTCATTCTTAATTTTTTGGGTAAAACTACGTACATAACAGGCCGGGATCACATCCGGGGCGGCCTTTCTCTTCTGATTGCGGATAGAGTTGAAAGATCTTGCAGCAGGTATGACGCCAGGTTTATACCCGGGTTTCTTCACAGAACCCCGGGCGACCCCCAGCTCCCTCACTCTTTCGATCTCACATCTCATTGACTCGTGTTCCTCTTCCTTACTCATTTCATAATTTTCCGGACGCAACTCCATACTAATCACTCCATATTCAGGTTTCCTCGGACACGTGGGCAAACTGGTAATTGCTGCTCGTATTTTCTTGTCCTTGCGACAAACAGCAACCAAAGACAGTGGTATTTCGGTGAGATGCTTATCTGACTGCTTGGCCAGAGTTCGCAAATTACGCCGAACTACCTTTCGGAACGTCTTTCCATCGGATGTGGCCTGGGCCGCGAAACCCAGCACATCCTCAACACCAGCATCCATCCACAGAGAAGAAGCATTGAATTTTCGTAGTTTGTGACCATCTTGGAAATAAGTCGAGTTGATTTCTCCATCGCGTTCGGAGACCATGGTCTTCTCTTCGTTGACGACGAGTCCAACCTTACTTCCTTGAATAATCACCTCACCCCGGAGATCAGTACCAGTTCGTGGTTCGCGAGTTAAAAGATCATCACCGTTGACCAAAAGGCGATGTCCGGACCACTCCCTGAAACTGATTTCCTTCCTTTCAAGCATAGCGGTGAGTGCCATGTCAACTACGGTCTTGTTGATCACGCACAAAAGTGGAAAAGACATGACAGAGCCCATCGGCTGCCCTGTGTATGTCTCTCTACCATCAATCACCAGATTCGACAGCACTCTCAATGCCTCGATCTCATCTGGTTCAAGGTGATCCGCCTGCTCTTCCAAGACGCTCACTGCTGCCTTCACGTATTCTCTTTTAATATTGTCCGTAGCGGAAGAATAATCGAAACTCAAAAAGGCAGCGCCGTTGAGGCTTGAAACGTGCTGGTCGGTAGGTTCTCCGACCAGCAACCACCCTCGCCTTTTCAACATGTCATACAACGAGTAATGCAATGGAGCGAGTACTCTTGTGTTCTCGGCCGAGTAGAGAGTCACCACTCTCGGCTTGCCCGAGGAGAACACAAGCTCGTAACGACAAGAGTCGCTAAATTCTTCCACATTCCAATTACCCCCGTCCCTCCTGGTGAAACGCCGGGTAGCATTTCCATTCGGTATAAACGGAGCACGTCGTCGGTCCCATCCCTTCTCAACATTCAATCTGAGCGCGCGTTTGAAGCGCTCGACATGATCGAAGTCAACAGCGACTGGGCGGAACCTAGCTTCTTTCCATTGGTCAAGCTTCCCCAAGAAGCGGGGTTTACATCCGTTGCAACAAGATTTCTCGAGTTTCTGGATTGTACGGAAGCTTAATTCATCGATAGGGCTCATCTGATCGATAAAACATTGTCTTACGGCTGGCCGCAGCCCTCCGCATATTACACGCTGGGGGATTTCTTTCGCTGAACGAGTCATTCCCAACTCCTCGTAGAATTTTACTAATGTTTTCGCACGAGCGCGCAGCCGCTCGCTGAGAGAACACTCATCATCACCCTCATCGTGAAGCACCGCATACGGGTTAGCTTTGAGGGCCTTATGAGTTTTCTCATTATCAGCAGAAGGTTTTACGATAGCCTCCAAAACGTAACTTTCATTTAATTTGTTCTTAATGGCAGCTGAATACTGCATGTCGATGCGTTTTACTTCCTCGACGTGGGAAGAAATGGACCACTGGACTTTCGGTTCTTTAAGGGAACAGGCTCCCACCTCTGCAGAGCCCACCAGTGGAGAGCCAGGATAAGGATCGAAACGCAGATCCGTAAAAGGGCTGTCAGCCCTATCTCCCAATTCTCCGGAGCTCCTTGGAGCCTCGTCAAACGCGAGGTTATCTCCACAGAGGCGCCGAGGTGAAACAAAGCCCTCCGGTGGTCCGTAAAGCATGGCACTATTCTTTGTTTTATACTCGTTGTGTGCCATAATTGTCATGTCGAGTTCGGTTGCCAATTTCAATTCAAGTTTCGTTTAACCTGGACATTAGCGCTCTGGAAGCGCGGTTCAGGCCTGTTTTCTGGTTTTTCATTTTCGCGTTCGCTCCCAGATATTCCGCAGGTCGGAATAGTTGATTCATATCGTTTTCAGCAATAATGTTACAACCTCATCCTCGCAAGCCTTCTGATCCTCTACCCGTAGGTCACCCATCGTAAGATGGGCCAGTACCGCCCGGAGGGGACTGATTGTATCAAAACGCCGTTGAAGATTCGGTCGCAGAGCATACTGCGTCAACAAACGGTATAGGGCAAC